AAAGATAACCCCCCATTGGGGGGCTACCTTGGGGCGCCACCCTGTTATTTAACGTCCTGGCGCGGACGGCCACGAGGGCATGGCTAGGATTAACGAGGTGAGGGGACGCCAACCCCCTCTTGAACCTAACCTCGTCCATATCTGGAAGCGGCTTTAGGTTGCCATCCCACTATAACCCGTGACGGGCGATAGATTAGGGAGCATCGCACTGCTCCTGTGCCGTTCTAACACACGAGGACGCACACCAGCGTGCACGCCCCCAGGATGGCCCAGAACGGGAGCACCCACCACGGCCGCACTAGGCGTGACCGATAGTGGAGCGCCTCACCCATGTACGGGTGGGTGATGCAATACTGGAGAGCATCACAGGCCAATGGTGTGATGACCATGGGCTTGCTTGCTGGGTGCCACAGCAAGGCCCTAGCCAACATGGCCCAATCACCACCAGCTCTGGTTAAACGGACGCGTAGGGTAGCCACTCGTTTCCTATAGTAGCCCAACCCACGCATACCCAGAGCCTGCAAGGCGGCGTTAGTCTCAACCAATGTTTTGGTCGAGTCCGACACCACCTGTAAACAGGAAGGGCCATGCAGCCCCACCAAGATTTGAGGTAGCTTGACAAGTGGAAAATGACAGGAATTGCCTCTAACATTACATGTGATCTCATCCGTGGGGTTACCCCCGCGAGCAAAAATCATGCCTAACAACAAAGGAATTAATACATACCTGGTTATTGGGTGATGAGGATATTGTATGGTATAGCCTGCGGCGCAGGCCGCACCATCTCCATACCCGCCGCACGCACGGGCTAACGCCCGTCGCATGTCGGTAGATAAGAAGTTGATGCGCGCGCCACCGTGTACCTTGCACTCAGCAAGGAACGCGGAGCAAGTGACAGCCGTGTCCAACGACGAGTGGACCGTGGGCTCACAATCATAGCCGTAAGCCAACAGTGCAGCCCGGAGCTGGTCACAGATGTCATCAGGAAGCTCGCGCTCACAGATTATGATACAATCATCCCCATGTATAAGCAATGAAGCATTTTTTAACTTGACTTTCCTAGTGGCAGCTTTAACTTTCAAGTAACAAGTAAGGCAGTTGCTAGATGAGGTAGTAAGGACTCCACTAGCTCGACAATTGCGTTCACCGACCCAAACCCCGCGGTTGTTGACCATGGGGCCATGGGCATAGTGTCTGCTAATTGCGCGTATTAAAGCGGAGTCCCGATAAGCAGCACAGTAGAGTTCAGTTTCACGTTCCACATCTCCAGGAGTGATTGACGAATCAAAGCACTTGGCGTCCACAACAATGGCACATGGATTTCGTTTAGATTTCCACATGTCAGTAAGCACCTTAACACGCTCAAAAGGGGTGTACTGGAATCCGTAAGCAGACCCCAACACAGCCTTGGGAACGCGGGAAGGGTCGCCAAATGCCATCTTCTCAACCACGCGAAATTCAAGTGAAGGAAAAACAATTAACCTAGGAGGCTTCTTAGTTTTCTTATCTTGGTAGAACACTTCCTGTTTGGCAGTAAGCATAAAGGGGTGGTAACCTACGCCCTCGAGCAGCTGCCGCCGGCACTCCTCAACATGGTGCTTGCCTTCACCACGCTTGAGACCAGCAACAGTTACAGGAGCGTTGTGGCCGGAGGCTGCCCCCGACCGGAGCTTGGCCACGGCCTCCTCAAACGACCAACCGTCTAGCGGCGCGATGGTACGCGCCAACCCCAGGGCGTCCTTGTAAACGGCGTCAAAGAAAGAGTCCACCACCAGCTCGCGCTGGCAGATGGTTACCTTCTCCACGCGCTCACCGACGTCCCTAGGGTCAGTACAGTACACCCGACTAGAGGATGCCTGCACAAAAGTGCCTTCGGGTCGATGTAAGGGGAGTGGGCGGCCAGAACCCACGGCCAAGGGCAACCCCGACCAAACGTAGGAATACCCACAAGGTTTGTCACCACAGAGAGGCCCACAATCCAGGACTACTTCAGTAACTCGGGACGGATATGAACCAAGCACCTCCGTCAGAGACGCAGGCTCTCCATCAATGAAGGGAATGTGATTAGCAGTAAACTTCCAACCAGACGCGGTGAGTAGCTCACCAACGTTGGCAGTATGAGGTAGATTCACGCTAAAAGAACGGTCTTCACCACAGCAACGCTGAACGAGGCGCCAAACGGAACACTTACCCCCAGCGGCCCTCACCTCTCTCAAGGAGCGGAACCGGCGGGCGATAGTCTCACGCGGGGCCTCTACGGCGGCCACGGCAGTCCGAACTAGAAGCTTGGAAGTCGTCGCTACATGTTCCTGTAGCCTAGTGATCAAACCCCCAGTCTCCTGTAGGCTTGTTTCAACAGATTCAGCAGTTTTCTGGTAAGGAGAAAGGGCCTCCAAACGCCGAGCGACGTCAGAAGCCTCTTCAAGCTCATCAGCTGCAGAGGTAGATAGGACAGAACGCTGGTCTTCATCACAGGACTGAAGCCAAGTCTCAAGCTCTAGGACTGGCGAACCCACAGGTACGGTCTCGGGCCGGGACACCGAAGTGACCCCAAGCTTTTTAACAAAGTCTTCCAACTCCTCGTCAAAATTCTGGACCAGAGTACCGGGCTCCTGAGTGGGCTCGCTAACTGAACTCGAGAACTCAGCCCCAGGCGGTGGCCGGATGGGACCTTCAAGAATATGGGGAAGGACGACAAGCTCACCATTAAGCAGAACCTCACAGCCATCACCGTAAGGGAAACACGGTGCGGCGCAGTCTGCGCCCCAACAAGCAGGGCGCCCGTCAACAAAGAGAGGAACTGACTTAAGGCAGGCCCACAATCCAACCCGTGTTAAGGTAGCAGTAGTAGACGCCAAAACAGTGACCATGCCACCCTTCTGATAGGCCTTGATGTAATCACCAATCCCGTAGGCGACCACTATAACGCGGTCATCGTCGGGCGGGTCAGGGGTCACGTCGCTCACACGACCCAGGCAGTTCACAGGGACCGTACCCAAAAAGTAGTGTCTGCAAAACTTCCCGGACCAGTGCAAGTTACGCAACCTCCCTTCTCGGGCACTGCCAGTCACAACGCAACCACAGGCACACCGCGCCTCCAAGATACCAGTGCCGCGCCAGGGCCCCTTAACGGGGTAACCCGGGCTGCACGAGGCAATTGGTAAGCGCACCGCTGGTAAACGGGCGCGGAGCCACGTGATCAACCAATTCACGAACCGTTTAACGGCCCAGAAGAGGTCGACCACAGCCCCGCACATGGACTCCTCTGGCTGCGTCGCACACTCACAAAGCCTGGCCAACAGACGGGACAGGGACAATCGCCGCAGTAGCGCCCGCACCTGCTCCTCAATACCCTGGTGGATAAAAAAGTTATCCGGCAAACTGGTGCCCTTAGGAAGAGTACTCAGCAACCGGTTTAACCAATCCTCCACGTGGGTGTTCTTAACAGCCATACCCAGCACCAGCCCCAGGGCAGCCCCCGCGACGCCCGCTCCAGGCGCAGCAAGGACTGGTACCAGGGCCCAGTAATTCAGTTCATCTCTCTTTCCAGTCATAATGTTGTAAACAGCGTCGGCGGCGCAGACGGTGGCCTCCCATCCACACCCCAAGGCAGCCAGCAGGGAAAGGGGGCCTAATCCCCCCAATGCACCACCAGCGAGAAAGGCCCCCCCCATGGCGCACCCAACGACGGGAGTGCCGATGGCCGTGCCTAGTCCGGCCACCAACAGCCCCGCCGCCAGGCGCGCCTCGAGAGGGAATCCCAACTCAATCCCAAGCAGGCCCGAAGCAGCAGTGGCCAACGGTGGGTTGCGAGCTGCAGCCCAGGCGGCGGTTAATCCAGTGATGATGATGTTGACGTTTGATGCAAAGACTCCCCAGCCCTTGATAAACGTTTCACGCATGGCTTGTGGAGGGGGGGCCGGACGCCCGCCAGCAGACATCAAGCCCCCCCACATGGTGTACCAGGCATCCACCATGTTTGCTGTGGTGGTAGAAAAGTTCGATGTAACGACCTGCCATGCGGCCGCAAAGCCTTCCCAGCCCACCGTCTTCTCCAACTCCTCCACAGCTACCTTGATGTCCTCAAGCCCCCCGCGAGGGGGGCCTACAGTGTCTTCCTGTGCTGTCGGGCTAGGCTCGCACCGGTCGAGCCGGGTCGGATGGGCGGGTGACCCACCCGTACCGACTGACCACCCCGTGATGACCACTAAGGATCCAGTGTGGTCGGCAATGTAGACTGCTGCCGCCACCGCACAACCAACGAGGAGAATAGGACCAGTACCAGTTTCCCTCTCCCCGTCACCTTCACCCAGTCGCCGACAGAGGTCTTCGGCAATGTGATGCGAGCAAGTCCGATCAGGACGCTTTCCCCCCCACGAGAAAAGTAAGGGACATGGGTCAGTTCCTTCCACACCAACCCATCGAGGATCATCAGAAGGCGGGCTGCAGTTAGGGCTCTGCCGACAAGCAAGCAGCTGGACACCAGTCAGCAAAGGCCAAGAGACCCCCGCATCCCTGCAGCGTGTGACGTTCTCGTTGGTCACGAAGGGGACCAGCCCCTCCATGAAAACCCTGGCGTCACTGAGGCAACTCGGCAAATGGCTGGTATAGGGGCACTCACCGAACAGCCTCAACACCTCTTCAGCGTGCCTACATGACATGTTGTACCATGTAATGGCAGCTTCCATGGCAGACCAAACTGCTCCACTCGAAACGATGCCCACCGGGGTGGGGGCACCGCCCAAGTGGTAGTACGTCCCGCGTCTACCGCGCCCACAACGCCCCCTTCGCTGCATTGCTACGTCAGCAGAGACCGGACGTACCCGTGTAACCACGTCAATTGTTGGTGTGAGGGTCACCACCACCTCCTCAACTACCATCATACCACAATCAGTCACAGTGTCAAAATCACCCGTGTACCCGGTACACAGGGCGTCGGTGCTGACCACCACGAGATCGCCAGACGCAGGTATTGCCCCCACGTCGCGACCCCTGTAGTGGAAAACAGCCTTCACCCCATGCGAAACGAGAGCAAGGGCGACCCGTTCGGTTTCCGACCGTGAATGACAGAAGATGAGATGGCGGCCATGTTTGAGTGTTTCCAGTTTCAACTTGTGGCCATAGAACGGGAAGTCGCCGCTCGCGTCGACCCGCACCTCCTCGATGTCGGGGTGGGGGACCATCGGGGTCCCAGGGGGAGTAGCAGTGGCGAATAGCACTAACTTAACGCCATGCTCCTGGGCCTTCAAGCGTACCATTCCTATCCCGAGGAGGACGGTCGGGTCGGACGAGTGGCACTCATCGCAAATGACCACATCACAATTCATTAGGCGCAAGCCTGGGGCAGTCAGGAAGCGCCCGTAAGTGCAATATGTCAATTTGGAATCAGTGGTTCGCGAAATGGCATTCTGTCCGTGACCAGCATAGACAGAGGGAGCCTGCCCAGCCAAATTCGCGACATAGTCCCCAATGGCTGACATAGTAGCCACCGAGGGATTGAGGACTAAAACACGGTGGCCCTGCGCCACGTACCCCAAGGGGATCTTCGTCGTCTTCCCCGAACCAGTCGGGCAAAACAATGGCTTTTCAGCGTAGCAGCCGGGAGCCGGCACTGGTGCGGGCTCCCGTCTCACCCTCACCTCCTGAGGCATGTTGGCCCAGGGGACCACAAACCTAGCAGAAACAGCCCGGTGACCCATAGTCTTCATAGCCACGAGCATACCAACGGCATGTCCACGGTCACAAAGAATTGGGGAACCAGAAGAGCCAAGGAAGTACCCCACGTCCATACTAACATCCAGGTGAGCAAGTCGTTGAGGTAGTGAAGCCTCGGCGTGGCACAGTGCCCCATCATTGCGCAATACCCACACGCTCCCGGGACTGCACCCGCAGATGTCAAGACATTTCATGCCGAGGGGGACTGGGTATACCGCGACATCCTCGCTGGTCGAGGTCCATCGCGGGTTCAAGGGACCATCGGGACCGGCTAAAGTACGCCCGTTAGACGAGTGGAACGAGGTATACATGACACCCGCCACACAGGTTCCCATAGACCGAGTTGTTGCAGTCCCAAGCACACAGATGTTGCCATCGGTGCGATCGGAGTCACGCCCCGTGAGGGATGTTAGAATGACCTTCAAAGTGCCCTTACCTGCTTTCTTCACGACGATAGGGGCACAGGGTGTAAACCCAGGGGGGAGATCAGCTAAATTCCTCAAGACTCCAATCAGCGCCATGTCGCCACAGCGCGCAACAACAGGCAGACCACGAATGGTCATCCCGCACTGGAGAGTGTAAGCAGTGTCGCGGTAGTAGAAACAGTCGGTGGGCGTGACCCCTGCTGGTTCAAGAGCCCCGTGCACCTTCCGCAACCACTCCGCCAACGACTGCCCCACGTGGCCCTTGTGGTCATAGAACCACACGCCCCTCCGGGCGCATGACTCCAGACACGCGCGGACGGCACGCGTCTCTCCAATCTCAGCAAGCCTATCCAGGAGTTTGGCCAGTCGAGCGAGGTTGGTGTGCGTGCAGACAGCACTCTCAAATATGGCGTCCACCAGATCGAAGAAGCCGCCGCAGCAAACCAAAGACAGAGCGACCCGCGAGCACTCAACCGGATAAACAAGCGAGGCGAGGTACCACAAACCCCAAAGCGACTGCAGCCTAGCGAAAGGACCCACAGGAGAGGCCCTAACCACCCAGCGTGCCTTGGCGTATGCGATACACCACACCCCATACCACTCCAACTTGGCAGCTCGACCCCGCACCGTCAGGAGCGCGAGCGTCACAATCCCCCAAGAAGCAATGATTGACATGGTCCAAGTGAACCAATTGGCGTTGAAGAAAGTGGGACCAAGTTCCAAGCAGACAGTAAGGCCGGAAACAGCGTGGCCCTGGCGTGACCAGGCCAACCAAGCCATCAAAACAGCGGCCGGCATACCACCAGCCAACTTGTAGGCCAGGAGGGCCGCGAGTCTGCCCGGGGCCAGCACGTGCAAATAAGCCAAAGCACACAAAAAAGCCAAGACGAACTCAATCCCCTCCTGCCGGGAGGCCCAACCAACCATTGGCCCTCCGAGCAGGTGCGGGGAAAAGGCAGCCTCGACCTTAGGGAGGTAAGAAGCAAGCCAGGAAACCCAATCCCAAAAAGAGTAAGAAGTTACAATTACAGGCGGATCAGTACAAGGGAGGGTCGGAGCAGGGCAACCACCATTCTGCACGCACGCAAAGAACAATCGCAGCAATTCACCACGAGGAACAGACTCCGCGCTGGCGAACAGCCTCTGAAGAGAGGAACCAAATCCCTGGACAGCTTGTGAAAAGTTGCCCCAGACAAGGACCCAATCCTCAGAAAACTGCTGGCCGCGGGAAGAAAACCCTTTAGTGTAGTTGTTGATCTTCTCCCACTGTGCAGTAGCATTGCCCCACGCGGCCGTAAAAAATTGTTGTACAGGCGCGAGAGCACAAGACTCAACAAACACAACGTTGTGAAAGCCCCACCACACCAGAACCGTAATCAGAGGAACGAGACGAGCCTCAGCCAACTTCATAAGGAACAAGATAACGAACATAAAGTCAATCAAGAACCAAGCAGAAGGAAACTGGTCTGTGTACTCATCAATTTGCTGGAGCCGAGGACCCACGTGCAACATGCCATCGCTGGAGAGAGGAGAATCCCACGCAACCCCGGGGCACGTCAAAACTGACCCAGGGTAGGTAATCAACGCCTCAAAACAGTGACGCCACAGGTCGTCGGGCAACTCGGCTGTACGCGGCCATGAAAAGAGATCAGCAAAGGGTAAGCAGACATTTGAGGGAAGTCCGGGGATCCGGAACCAAGTGCCGTTCGGGGGAAGTCGGGTCGGACACTTCACATAGTGAGAATCCGATCCGATTACCGTCACAACATATGGATCTCGAATAACCCCGGGCTCACGAGTCGGCGTAGCCATGGTCGGCACTCGAAGGTCAGGATTGGAGGGCGCCCAGCGGCCGAGGTACTTCCGGAACCAATACCCACCCGGGTAACCCCAAGTAAGATAGTGACGCCGTCGACGCCCCGACCGCTGTCCAGCCCGACCCGTAGGGTCTGGGATGGCAGTCAAGTTGAGGGTAAGGCGGGGGCCCGCTCCGCAACGGTCGAAAGACAAGTCCTTCCGCAAGGTGGTGTCCCAACAGTCAGACCAGCAACAACCGCACGAAGAGGGGCGCCTATCCACCAGACACGACCGGCACTTAACCCCATCTGAGCCGTTGGGGAGACGACCTGTCACAGAACACAAAGCAGAGTAAGGAAAAGGAACCAACTTGTAGGCTGACTCGTTGCCGGTCCAAACCTTCGACCCAAACCGGCAATGGTACTTGTTGGTCGTATTAGGACACAACAAGCCCCACTCCTCATAATTCGGTGTCACGATGCAAGGAGCCTTCCAACGCCATACACCATTCTTACAGAGAGAAACCTGAGAGCGATTACCCACCGGCCAAGTGCCATTACAACCCAAGCAAGAAAAGAGCTCAGCATCCGTGGAGGCGCCCGCCACCCCAGCAGCAGCAAGGAGCAGAAGGGCCTGGACGACACGCTGCTCCAGTCCTAGCAAGAGAGCGAGCAGGACGACTCCCACAGACCCTACGGAAAGAGACCGCAGGATCTTTACGGGAATCGACACCACCCAGGAAAACAGCTGGTAAGCAAGAGTAGCGGCCTCAGGAGCCTTGATTGGTAACCAAAGCAAAGGTATTTGACAGTCAAAGGCACAGGTTAAATTAGGAGGATGGCTGTAAGCCCGGCGCAGTATGAACGCACTCCCCACGAAGGCGGAGTACACCTCACCGAGTCCAAGAACTCCAGAGGCGTAACCCGCCCACGCAAGGGGCACGAACGCACCGCCGACGCGCCCCAAAAGCTCCCCAGGGGCGCACCCCGGCCGCACGGCAACCCCCGGGACGTAAACGTCCCAGCAGGTGTCCGTGCACACTGTACATCCGGGTCTGACAAGGCATCCGCAAGGTAAACAGTAGTAGACGTCAAAAGGGGAACAACAATTGGACAGCACAAAGGACCCATCAACCATGCAAGCATGGGAGGCTGGAGTCCGCGCCCCCCCCACAAGGGGGAGAACCAAGAGAAACGGCAGGAGCATGGTGCCACCGCCTTCCCAAGGAAGGAAGAAAAAGCACACCCTAGCGGCATGCTCATGTTAATTACTTTATGGTACCAGGGGTCACCCGAAGGATTTTTCCCCTACGCCACGCGTGCTGGGCGTGCCGAGCTTGGTACCCCCATGCCGGGCGGGGCTTCTACTCCCCGCCCCACCCCCTCCCGTAACCATCACCAGGGCCAGCAAGGTTTGACAACCCGCCGGAGAGATCCTATTGGACGAGTAACGCCTTTAAAAGGGCGGCGTACCTTGGTCTCTGGCCTCGGATCAGGGTTGAGGGGGGGCCCTGTGTTTAACGTCTTCCAGCCAAGACGTGCCTAACGTTGGCAGCCCGGGCCGCGGGTTAGCGTTCACCCCCCGCGCTTCGTCCGGTGCTCAGCAGCCGCCAGGGGGGGGGTCGACCCCCCCGGCTGCTCCCACGTTATACGAGCGTACCACTAGTGTGGGATTTACGCGAACAACCCTAACCACTAGATCCCGCCCGCTTTCCGCTGGAGCGGCGACGGATCACACCATTCTAGAACGCGGGGGCCTCCGGCCCCCGCTACCCCCCCAACCCGCGTATCGGCCCTCGGGCCGCGCGAGGTGGGGGGGGAGCC